CTTGCCGTCCTCGCTGCCTTGGAACCAGAGGTTGCTCGTATCCTCCGGCTTGTGTCCGGCCTCGCGTGCAGCCTTGTCGAGCGCCTCCCACCCTTTGGCCATCGAGGCAGACTTCTGGGCGGCCAGCTTCGGATCTCCCCGGCTGATCGCCTCATCGAGCTGCTTCTGCGCCATCGCGAACTTGGCAGCCAGCTCCGGCGGCACCAGCCTCTCGATGCGGCCGATGCCCCACCGTCCCTCCGTCCTCAGCGCCGCCTCGTCAGCGTACTGAACAGCGGCTCGCCATGCAGCCTCGCTGTCCTCTTTCACCGGGTTTGTGATGGCGTCTGCCATCGATGTCCTGACCTTGGTCATGCCGCTTGTCCTGTGTTGCCGGGATAGGGAGATAGTAGATAGCTTTTCCGGTGTTTGACTATCACCACTGCTAAGTGCGCATAGCGTTTTAGGAGATAGCATGCACCCCAAACACATAGTGGCCGTATTGCCCCTATTATCATATACTTACTTAAATCTTTATCCTAAGCTATATTATTATCTACTATCTCCTCGGTTTTCACTTCTCCCCTGATGTGTTTGAAACCCTGCTATCTCCTAAAAGCTATCTCCTCAAAAGACATCATGATCCAAGTCAAACGGCAGCTCTGTCACCTCTGGCGCAGGCGCAACAGCCGCGCTCCCTGCTACCTGAAGCGGCACATAGCGGCTTTGTCTAGCCCATGTTCCTGTGGTGAACTTGCCGGCTCTCGTCCAGCCTGATTGCATGAGGATCGAGACGACGCGGTTGCTCATTGCTCGGTCGCGTCGGGCTGTCTCGATCAGCATGCCGGCGAGGATCTCAGGCACACAGATCTCGGTCTTGCCGGCGACCTTCTCCATGACTGCAGACTGCCACGGGTCTTCCAGCAGCCTGTCCTTCTGCTCGGCCTGCGCAACCTTCTCCACGGCTGCCGAGAGCCACCAGTTTTCCCCTGCTGTATATGCGGCCACGGCCTCGCCCCACAGCTGGTCGCGGTCGCGCGTCAGCCCTGCAGTGTCCACCTTGTTCACTGACACCGGCCAGAACCGCCGGTTGCCTGTGTCGTCGCGCAGGTAGTCCGTGCGGTTGGTCGAGCCGATGAATATGCACTGTCGGAGATACGTCACCTCATTGCGACCGTATGCCGGACGGAACCGTTCTTCCGTGCGGCTGATGAACGCCTTGACGATCTCCACCTCAGCCTTCGACACATTGGCCAGCTCGGCCAGCTCGATGATCCACTGGCCACGGACGTAGCTGGATGCCTCGCGTGTGTGCATCGGCGGCAGGTTATCGCCGAAGAACTCTGCCCCGGCGAGGATCTTGGCGGCCGTGCTTTTGCCGGCTCCCTGTACGCCCTCGAGGATCAGGACGCAGTCAGCCTTGCAGCCGGGCTCCATGATCCGGGCGACCGCGCTGATGAGCCACTTGGCTGCCACCTCACGGACGTACTCGGCCTCCATCGGATCTGCCGGCGACACTCCGCAATAGGTCTCGAGCCACTTGGCCATCCTCGGTGTGCCATCCCATGCGTCAGCCACTGTCTCGAGGTAATCGCGCACAGGGTGATATCTGTACTCGATGATGACCTCGTCGACCGCGTCGGCGATGACGGACTTGTATGCCCGAGGGAACTTGTTGCGGTTAAACCACGCTGTCGCGCTTAAGATGTCGCTGTCGGCCAGTTCGCGCGGCTTGAAGTACGCCCTCGGCGATCGAGATCCGGGTATCGGCATCATCAGCATCTTGCGGCCGGTGAACTCGTTAAACGCCAGCACGCCATCCCAGTCTGGGCATTCGCGCAGTGTGTGGGTCACGTTGGCTTGGTTGAACAGCGCATGGCCTTTGGCGTCACGGATCAGCCCGTCCGTCCAGTCGCCGATGATCACGATGGCCTTCTCAGATCCATCCTCCTCGGTCGACCAGACGGCCGGCGCACCTGCGTCGCCTTTGACCTTGGTCGCCTCGATCAGCTTGGCGGCCTGCTCTAGCCCGTCGTCCTCATCAAACCAATCGTCGAGCGTGCCGGTCATTCGTCCCACCATTCCTTGGTCTGGGCTTCAGGTTGAGCCGGCGCGGCCTGCACAGGTGCGGCCTGCTCAACACGCTCGGCGATGATGGCGGCCAGCTCTCCGTTGGCTGCCTTTAGATATGCTTTTGTCTGCTTCAGCGCGTAAACCATGCCGGTAAGATCCACAGCCTCCGCGTAGTCCCGGGCGATCCCTGAATACAGCTGCACGCGCTCGAGGTACTCGTCGAAGGCATCGAACAGCGCGGCCTGCTTATTTTGTGGCGACATCTGCGTTGTGTTATTGTGGCTTGTCTCGCTCATCATGCTCCCCATCCTGTGTTGAGTGCGACTTGGTCCTCCCGACCGCGACTGGCCCCGGCAGCTGTCTCCAGAGCTGCCGGGGTTTTTTTTAGATTAGGCGAACACGTCTTCGTCGTCAGCCACGCCGCCGAGCGTTACGGCTCCGAAATCATCGGCTTCCACCACACCCCAGTCGACACCGGCACCAGCCAGCGTGTCGCCCTTTTTCGTGATCCACAGATCATTCAGCCCGGCAGCCACGCCCTTGTTGCCGGCGGCCTCATAGGCGTAAAAGTTGACACCAACGTAGCCATAGTAGCCGTTGACCAGATGCTCGGCAGACGCCGGAGCCTTGGCCTTGCCAACCACAGGGCGGATCGGCTTCTTGTTGCTGGCCGACAGGTAGTAGTGACCCTCGAACTCGGCGGGCTTCATACGCTCGCCGGTTTCCTGATCGACCTCGTCACCGTCGCGCAGCGGGTTGCGGAGACCCTTTGGCGGCTTGTCGCCGTACTTCTTGGAGATCGCGGCCTTGATGGCAGCTTTAATCGCGGCCACGTTCTCGGGGTCATTCTTCTGGATCAGCATCGTCAGGCTGTACTTGGGCTCGGCGCCCTCAGCGGCCGCGCGCGGCTCCAGAATGTGCAGGTAGGTCAAGCGGACATACCGGACGACCATACGTGTGTTTGCGTTTTCCATGTTTTCCTCGTTTGCAGGTTTGCAGGTGTAGAGGCCTGTATTTCGGATTTTGAATTACAGGCCTCTGCAGGCCTTACCGTCCTCCCGACGGCTGGGATTAAAAGTCCTCGGCTTCAGCTGTGATGCCATCCATCAGGCTGACATTGTTCAGTGAGAGCACCGTGGGCCTTGTTGAATACGCAGGCCACCGTCCGGTAGCAAGGCAGCGTGCGTAAACCCATGCGAGCTGGTTCATCGTCACGCTCCCAGCGGCCAACGCATTGTGGTCCAACTGGTAACAGGCCACCGCATATGGTGCTGACGTCTCAACGGCGATAAAATAAAACCCGTGCATAACTCCATCCACATGCGACACGCCGTCGATGTAGTGGGCGGCCTGCAGATGGTAATTCAGCGCACGAACGCGCCGAGCAAAACCTTCCGGCGAGGCGTCAATCGTCGTCTTGATGTCCACGATGCCAGCCGGCCCAACAGCATCGATGCCGCCCTTGCAGCGGACGCCAGCCGAGTATCCTGTCCACTGGTAGTTCTTCTCGCAGGTCGCGCCCGCCAGCAGCTCGGCCGCGCCGCCGTGCGTCAGGACAGCATCCCGCACCCGCTGCGCCCGGTCAGCATCCAGCTGGCTGACGATCGGAAGCCCGAGCGCCTGCAGGGTGTCGCGCTCGGCCTTGCCCTCCTTGGTCACCCAGCTGTGCTGCTTCACGGAGACGACGCTGGACAGGCTGCGGTTGGGCTCCAAGATCAGCGCATGCACCAGCGTGCCAAAGATCATGGCAGGCGTCGGCTCCTTGGCTGTGTCCTTCCAGTGGCGATAGTGAGCCGGAGATCTCAGCAGCTCCTTGGCACCTGATGCAGACAGAGCCTCGATGTCGAAATAATCGTTTTGCATGTTCCCATCCTTATTGCTTGGTTCAGTGTTCTTTTTCCCAATGGCACCAATGCACTTCGGCAAAAGTGTCGATCAGTTCCATGACCACCTCTGTGCTTTCCGACAAGGTGGCCAGCGCGTCCCGATGCGTCTTTGCACTGCAGATGCTTGCAGTCGCCATCGCGATCTCCAAAGCACACAAGGCGTTTACCGGCTTGTGCGGCTTGACGAGATCCATGATTTTCTCAGCAAGCTCGTTTGCTATATCTGTGTTTATTCTGCCTCTCGACATAGTGTCCCGTCCTCATCGTGTTGCAGCCCACCACGCCATCAGCGCAGCGTCAGCCCTCCCGTCGTCTTTCTTCCGTGCGAACAGCTGGGCATAGGCTGGGTAGATCTCGGCAGCGCGCTGCCTGTTTCCGTCCTTGCCCGATCGCGCGTTCACCGCCTTTTGCCAGCCCTGCGGCGTTATGTACGTCACCGGGATCTGCAGTGCCGCCAGCGCGCCCTCGTACATCCCGACACCCCGGCCAAACTGGAACATCGACGACACCCCTTGCCCGGGCATCGCGCCGACCAGCTCGAGGATGGCGATGTCTGGCTGACGCGGTCGGATGATCGCCGACAGCATCTGCGCGCTGATCTCAATCTTCAGCTTTGCCCCGCGTTTGATTTGCACAGTCGGGGTGTCGATGATGTCGAGCGTGCCGGCCTCCGGGTTGAAGAACGCCAGCGCGCCGGATGCTCCCGGGTCGATCGCGAGGATCATGGCTGGCACTCCATATAGGCCTTGATCACTTCTGCCGCGACTTGCGGGACGATGGCGTTACCGTAGGCGCGCAGGCGTCCCACTCGGGCGGGAACCCCATGAGCCAACAAGGGAAGGCCGGGTTTAGCGCGCCTCGCTTTGCCGTCGGATCCTGTGAGCCAGACGTGGTCTGACCAGAATGAGCCGCCATCCCCGGCAGGCGATCGAGCCCCTGAGACGGGCCCCCCTTCGGGCCGTCCTGAGCGCACGGCGTCGGCCATGTCGCTTGATACAGGTGCGCCGCCACGTCCGCCGTGCTGATCTGAGGGTCGGTCGCCTTGCGGTGAGACATCACCGGCGGCGCCGACTTCGGCTCGATCACCGAGCTGTTGGGCGTCGGCCATGTGGTTAGCGCCGCAACCGCCGGGAGCGCCATCCCCGTCCCTGATCTGGTCGCCTTGGCGAAGTCCGGCCCCGCCTCTGATGCTCGTGGCGTCGGCCATGTCGCGACCATCGCTGCTTCGTCCGGCAAATCCCGCCCTCCGTGCTTGGTCCCGTGCCGACCCCACCTGCTCGGGTCGGGCACCCCCTGCGCGTCGTGCGCCTGCGGCGTTGTCCAATGCTTCTGCGACCCAATAGAGCCGCTGACGGATGTGGGGGGCGTCCACCGCGCAAGCCGGAATATCCACCCCCCGGCTGGCGTATCCTTCCGTCTCCAGATCAGCTCGCACTCCGTCGAGCCAACCGTAGCCAGCCGCGCCTGCAACTTGCTCTCCCATAACCACAGGGGGCCGGACGGCGGCGATAAGCCGAAAGAAGTGCGGCCACAGGTGCCTTGGATCGTTGACACCCGCTCCTCTGCCCGCGACCGAGAACGGCTGGCACGGGCAGGAACCGGTCCAGATTGGTCTGTCATCGGGCCATTCTGCGAGCCGGAGGGCGTGGCTCCATCCTCCGATGCCGGCGAAGAAATGGGCCTGAGTGAAGCCTGCCAAGTCGGCAGGTCGAACATCAACGATTGAACGGGTGTCGACTTCACCATCTGCGATGTGTCCTGCTTTGATCAAGTTCCGCAGCCACTGTGCTGCATAGGGGTCGATCTCGTTGTAATAGGTCACCGGCATCGCAGCTCAACCTCGATGTTCAGCGCGTCACAGAACGCCAGCAGCGTCGCCAGCGTCGGTCCATTGTTGCGGGTCGTCAGCGCATTGTAGGTGGCCGACGACATGCCGGCCATCTTGCACAACTCGCGCTGCGACAGGTCACGCCGGATGCGCTCCTTCTCAATGAACCGCTTGATCTTCTCCAACTTAGACATCAAGGGTGCCACTCCCAACTTGTGCGGCGGGCTTGGGAGGAAGACGCTCACGCGACCGCTTGGCCGGGATTGTGTACGTCTTGTCTTGCGTCCACTCACCGCACCAGTACGACCGCGCAACACGCATCTGCTGCGGGTATCTCTGACACGACAGTGAACCGCCATCCTTCGACGACGTGTATTTGCAACTTAAACAGCTTTCCATGAATTGATCCCCGGTGAGTAGACGTTGGACTTGCTTGCTTTCAATTTGCAGTGCGGGCATTTCGCGCTGTTAATTATAGACACCAACTGATCGACACGCAAAGGAAGGTATCCCGCTATGAACACCGTGTCGCACTTTGAACACATGATCTGCAGGCTCTTCTCGTCACTCATCCTGTTCTCCTTCCAAAGCCTCGAGCGCGATGTCCTTCATGCACTGTGACACGGCGCAGCATTGCCATCCTTGTCGATCAGATAGCTCACGCAGCGCATCCTCCAGTCTCTTGATGTGATCGGCAGCCCTGTTGATCAGCTCATAAGGTAGGCTGTCCACTGTGTCGTCTGCGAGATCTCGCAGCTCCTTGATGATGTGCATGTCACTTGTCTTTCCGTTTTTCCTTGCACATGCGATCGATCACGATCGTGCGTGTCTCCACGTTCATGTCGCGCCGCAAGTTTGTGTGCTGGATGCGTGCGATCGTGTCTTGCAGCTGCTCGATGTAGTCGGCGGCTTGGCCGAAAACGCCACTGTCCCAGCCATTAGATTGGGCATACTCGTCTCTATCACGCAGCCGCTTCACAAGGTCGTCATTCATCTCTTCTTCCTCCTGATCCCATATCTAGCAATGATGCCGAGCCGTCCACGGTCGCCTCTGCTCTCAACCATCGGCCGCGTGATGTCGCCGAGTGCGCGGTGTTTCACAACTGCAGCAAGGACAACATTCTTCGTGCAATTCACTAAGCCGGCGACCTCTTTTGCACTGAGCCCGCTATTCCACAAGCGCACTATTTTCGCGTTTCGCTCGTCGTTCATTTTTCCTCCCCTAGCGCATCCTTCGCAGCCTGCTGCATATACGTCGCCAGCCCCCAGATCGTGGTGCGGTCTGGTATCTCTTTTCCAAGAGGCACCTCAGCGATAGATCGTAAGGCGTACTCAAAGATTTCAATGCGGTCATAAAGGTCAGCCATTTTGCGAAGTGTTTTCTTTTGTACTAATTCAAGATCATCAGTCATTTCTTCCCCTCCGCGCCTTTTGCAAACTTTTCCCAGAGGTCGTTCTCTATGAGAAACCAGTCTCTCAATTCGACATGTCGCTCCAGTTCCTCGATTCGGTCGGCGGCTTGGCGGCAAACGTCATATGTCGTAAGAAGCTCAATTGCTCGCAGTCGCCCTATAAGATTGTCAGTCATCCTTCCCCTCCTTCCAGATAATGTTTTCAATTACAGCTTTTGTTTCGTCTGACACGCCGATCATCAAATCAGAACGTGGAATGTGACAGCAGAGATCGCGACCGGCCACGGTAAGACGATCAACCAAAGCCTCCAGTTCCTCGATGCGGTTGGCTGCTGTGTTGCAAACGAGAACTCTCCACTCGGCGTTTGTGGACAAGGCTTCGTCCTCGCGCAGCGCATGTACAAGAAGATCAACCATCCTTTTCCTCCTCCGGGTACATGTTCGGGATGTTCTCGACGAAACGGGCGAGGTTGGCGTACACATCTGGCCCTAACGCCACTGCCTTGTTGTTGTGATCGTTGACCGCGAGCCAAACGTAGTAGCCATCGAACGACGCATAGACGCCATCGCCGAGATATATGCTTTTGTGCTTCACAAGATCGTCAGCCATCTTTACCCTCCAATGCAGCGCGGACGATCTTCACTAAATTTGCGACGTCTGCCCCGCTCCCGAATGCGTCGGCTGATGCGATCTGACGCAGAGCCTTCTCCAAGGCTTCGATCCGATCAGCGGCCTCCCCATCTAAGGTATTTCCCCACTGCTGTTCCTTCCGCAGACGCTTTACCAGATTGTCCATCGGCTTGTTCCTCACCTCTCGTTCACATCGAAGGCAGCGGCTGATGTGGCCGCTGCGTAGTTTATCTCCGAAGATCTCGGTCCTCATGCCGCAGTCGCAAACGCACAGCCACTTTGCTTTAGATCTCTTCATGCGGCTTTCTAAGGTACGCTCGACGACCTTGATGACACGCAGGCTGCCATAGCGTTTGCCGGTCTCATCTATCCGGTGTTTCTGGTCCATCAGGCATCTCCCGTATCATCGCGTGCATGCTCGGGTGCTGGCGTGCAGCCGTTTCTGCAACTTGCTTCACGCCTGCTTCCAGTTCGTATTCGAGCTGGTGGCGCTCAATCTCTCGGACGACAAGCGAGGCATAGCCCGCAATGTCATGCCAGTGATCGACCTCCAGACTGTTGCCCGACATGATGCGGCTCATCTTCATGCAGATCTGCTCCAGCGCCTCCTTCTGCCAGAACTCCAAGCTGTCCCAAGCAGGCAAGCAGTTCATCGCGTGTTTCAAATTTTGCGATGTTGCCGCCACATGCCTGAAGTCGCCGTGCGACTGCGCGCGGGTCTGTAATGTAATCTGTAAATTTTCGGCCATTCTGATGTCTCCAGATGTTGATAGCGTGCATCACTGTGGTGTGATCTCGTTTGAAGATGCGACCTAGTTGGCCGTATCCATATCCGTTTGCGACGAGCGCAAACCAGATCTCATGTCTGCAGTCGACAACGAATGCTGCCCGGCATCGTGCGAACGCCTGCGCCGATGTAAGCCCATGTTTCTCGAGGATCGGAATTGCGATCTTACGCATAGGCGCAGGCAAAACGACGCTGACAACTTTGTGCGGGTTTATCAGTATGAACTGGTTGATCCAGTTCAGCCGTGAGAGATGCCGCCGTTCTTCTTTTGATAACGCCGGCGGCTTGATCGATGCGACAAGATCCTGAGACGCAAACACTGGTGCCGCTGCTGGTGCAACTGCTGGCGGCTTTGGCGCAGGCAAACGTGCTGCGGCAGGTTCCTGCGGGACAGCTCTGCGTGTGCGGCTGAAGACGTCCTTGTAGTGCTGGGTTAGCTCTGCGGCGTTCAATGGTGCATCTCCAGCAGCCGGCTGCGCGCCGTTCCAAGTGACCCGCAATAATCCAGCTCGCCTTGGACAGAGCAAACACGCCACACAAAGACGTCGTCTCTCTTGGTCTTGCCGGTCATCTTTTCAATCACCCCGACCTCTTCGCCGAAGTAGATCATCACATACAGGTTTTTGCCTTCCTGCCTCATCTCGATCGGGTTCTTTTCCAGCATTTCGGACCTCATCTATCAGCGCGACCAACACAAGGGTCAGCGGTAAAAACAAGAACAGCGTCACAGCGACGATGAACGGCGCATCGGTCATGACATCGCCAGACACATCATCACAACAAACGCCACCACGCTCAAAGCGGCAAAAGCGTTCAGGATCTCGTAAATGGTTTCGCGGATCATAGTGTTCTCCTCATCAGGTGGAAGGTAGGGGCCGAAGCCCCTTGTTGGCTCAGTCGCGACCAATATGCGGGATGTCGAGCGAGAGCATGTGGGCCTCGTCGAGCGTCTGGGTGGTCCATGTCCGGGACATATTGATCACGTCGTAGTTTTCTCCGGTTTCTTTTTTCCGCTGGAGCGCGAACTCCTGAGCGTCGTATCGAAATTCAAAAGACTTTTCGCTTTTGATAACGCTGCGATCTTTTGGGACTACGTAGAACATGATGCTCTCCATGATAGTGGTAGATGGGGGCCGAAGCCCCCGTTGTTGTTACCGCTTAGAGATGTGCTTGTCGGAAACCTGATCGATGAACCCGGTCAAGTTGGGGCGGCTGAACCGGCCAGAGCGGTTATCGAAGCCAGTGCTGACATGGTAAAAGCGGGTCTCAGGATTGAAGTGGATGGTCGCACGCCAAACCTTAGACCCGGTCGCGTAACGAGCGCACAACCCATAGATCGTCCAGTCTGAAGTGTGCTTTTCGCCAGCGATGCACTTGACGCGCTGCGTGCGACCCTGAAACGTCACCTCAACGGTGCCTTCGTTCCAGCCGTATTCCTCGGCGTACTTGGAAGGCGTCTCGCTGGGCTGGAAGGTTTCGACTACTACGTCCATCTGAAGTCTCCTCGTTGCCGGTGACCGAATCACCATGCAAATAGTTATATACCAGCCAGCTATGGATGCAAACAAAAAAAGCAGCCTGTGGAAAAAATCCGCAGGCTGCTTTTTTCGATCGTGTGCCGGTTACTGGTTCAGCGCGCCGCCAAGCAGCCCCGGGATCAGCGCGCGAACGCCGGTGGGCTCGGTGTATTGCCGGGCCGCCATCATCGCCTGCATGGCCTCCAGCTCGCGGCGCAGGTCAGCCTCGGAGCGCGAGAACAACACCTTCCGCAGCTGCTCATTGGCCGCCTCGCGCCTGCCCGGGGTCAGACCCTTTTGCACAGCCTGCCCGATACCCTGAGCCGCTCGGCCAACCATGCCCAGCGACGGGCCGCCGGTGGCCATCTCCTGCGCCATAGCCGCCAGTGGGCTCATGGCTGCGAGGTTGCTCTCCTGCTGCAACAGCGTCTGCGCGGTCTGAGATCCGCCCAGCAACTTGTTCTTGGATGACGACATCCGGGCTTCACGCTCGATGTTCGTGAACAGCGTGTCCGTGATGCGTTTAGCCTCGGTCGGGTCGTTCCATGCAGCCTTGATGGCTGCCTCCATCTGCTGCTTGGCTCGGCCTGTGCGGAATGCGCGCGTAACATCCTCGCCGGTGACGCGGCCGTTCAGCACGCCAGAAAAGGCATCGAACACACCGACGAGATATGCGTCTTTGTCAGAGGGCGACATATCCTTCACCGACTTCTCGATCAGCTCCGGCCGCGTCTTGAAGACCTTCTGCCCCTCGAGCATCTGCCGCTCGGCAGCACGGGTGTCAGACCAGATCGCACGCGCCTGCTTGTAATCCGGGCTCTGCTTTTCGGCAGCCTGCAGCATGTTCTCGCGCAAGCTCTTCAGCTCGCCGCCGAGGTTGCCCTTGCCAGACCTGTATGCCGCAGACGCCGCGTCGTCGAGTGCCTTCTGGATGCTGTCGACCTCGGCGAACGTGTAATCTCTGGCGATGTCGCGCTGGTTGCGCTCGTTGCGTTTGATGATCGTCGCGGGGTTGACGCCACGGATGTCGGCCACAGCCTCCAGCTCGGCGAACACGTTGTTCGGCACCTTCTTGATAATGTCGTCGAGGTCGTCCGATCGCGCGACCATTGGGTCGACCTTGGCGTAGAGCGGCTTTGCAAGGTCTGCGCGGGTGGCCGCCAGCTCGTCGATCGATGAGAAGATGTTCTTCTGCTGCCCGATCGCGCGGGTGAACTCGTCCTCGAGCCGCTGCGTCTGCCCTGCCGCACGCTCCTGCAGCTGTTGGCCGACGCCAGCCCTCTGCGCTCCCGGTGTCTGGGCGACGAGGCGAGCCTGTGCCTCCAGCGCGCTGCCGGGCGGCAGAACCTCAGACGGGATCTCCGGCTTCATGCCGGTCGCCTGCCGCTGCTGGTACATCCGCAGCAGGTCGTCGGTCGTCATGCCTTCCTGCTGCAGTGATTTCTGCAGGACATTGGCTGCGAGCTGCTCGGGCGTCCTCGTCACCGCGCGAACGGCAGCAGCGCCGGCCGGGATTGCAGCACCAGCAGCCCCGCCAAACATCGTGCCGGTCATCGCGCCTTCAGCCGCCTTGTCGAGCCGGGCAGCCGCGCCGCCCTCGCCCTTTGCAAAGCCCTCGATGCCACCCTGCACACCGCCGACCGCCGCGCCGGTGCCGGCCATGCGGCCGATCTGGCCAGCCAAGCCACCAGCAATTCGGGCGCCCATAGCCGGGGCAGCAGCGCCGCCGCTTGCAACGGTCGCAGCCAACGCCGGCACGATGCCGCCTGTGATCTCAGCAGCCGTCGAGGCGATAGGCCGCTCGGTCTGCGTGATTTGGTTCTTCTGGCGCACATAGGCCAGCTCGTCGTCGTATCGGGTGCCTCGAGCAAGCGATCGTGCGGCAGCCTCTGCCTCGTCGCCCGCGCCCATCAGGACGCCCTGCCCAAGGAACTGCCGGCCCAACACGTCGCCCATGAAGGACGACTGAGGTTGCAGCCCTGCCTGCGAGCGCATCTTGGCCATCATTGCGGCCTGATCACCCGCCTCTAGGCCACCCATAGGCAGCCGGTACTTCTTCAGGATGTCGAGTGCGTTTGGGTCAGCCATGATAATCCTCAGAAACCGGGTGTGGGCAGCTCGTCTTCACGCATCAGCCCGCGCGGATACCTTTGACGCATGGCTGCCCCGAGCGGGTTCTGGCCAAGGCCATATCCGGGCATCGGGGTTGCGCCAGTCGGAGCAACAGGCGGCAGCACATCAGGGCGCAGCTGACGCAGCCGCAGTGCATAGGCGTCTTTGGCGGCCTTGCCCATGAGACTGGGGTTCAGTAGCTGCAGGCTGCCGCTGTCGAGCTGCATGATGTCGCCTGCCCCGATCGTCTTTGACGCCATCTCGAGTTCGCGCTTGCGGGTGCGATTGGCCGCCAGCTCAGGGTTGCGGAAGTCCTCGACCACATCTCGCGGGTCGACTTTTGCGCGCGTCGCCATCGTCGAATAGCGGCCGAGATCCTTCTCGAACTTGTCCATCTCTTGCTCAAAGCGCGTCTCTGCAGCTCGCACCAACTGGTTGCGGGCTCCCTCACTGAGGGTTCCTTCGCCCATCAGCTTGTTGTAGTAGCCTCGCACGAACTCAGGCACGCCAGCCGCGTTTTGTGCGTTGGCCGCTTCACCGCCTGTCACGGTCGATGTCGGGTCATACACCTTCATGATCGACAGGACGAGAGCCATGTCGCTCGCGCCTGCCTTGTTACCAGCGAGATCTCGCATGGTCATGAACGCTGTCTGGCGATCATTAAACGGGATGGCGACCTTGCCAAACTCGTCGCGCAGTTTGTCAGACCGCTCAAACTGCGTCTTCTCGGCTCCCTGCTGGGCAGCCAATGCTTCCTTGTAGAGATCGGAAACCGTCACGCTGGGATCGGCAAGCCGGTTGCGGAGATACTCGGGCGGCAATGCAGACAGCACAGATGCTGCGGACGGCTGCATGGCTGCAGGCGCACCGGGCATCTGCTGCGGAGGCATCCCCGGAGCCGCCGGTGCGCCGGGCATCGGTTGCGCCGGGATACCCTGATCTGCCGGGGCAGCCGAGGGGCCGCCCGGGAGCTGCTGCTGTGCGGGAGGCATCTGGCCAACGCCGCCCATCTGCTCCATCAACTGCCTGCGATATTCAGCTTGCTGCTGCGCCTGCTCCATCTGCCGGCGCATCAGCTGCTGCTGCATTTCCTGTTGCGTCAGCTGCCCCTGCAGCTGCTGCTTCTGCATCGGGAACAGTTCGTTCTGCCGCTTCAGCTGCTCCTGCTGATTGCGAACGGCGACAGCACGCTGCACCTGCGCGTCGATGCCCGGGCCGATGTTGCCCAACTGCGAGAGGATCTGAGCGCGCTGCGCCGGCATCTGCTTCTGGCCGGCCGCCAGCAATGTTGCACCCAGCTGCCCCAGCGTCGAGAGCGCCAGACGACGCTGCTCCTCGGGAGACAGCTGCTGCATGGGATCAGTCGAGCCACCGGCTGCAGGCGTTCCAGAGGGACCGCCCAGCAGGCCAACGATCGACGACCCGGCGTCTTTGATCCCGCCGAATAGTCCACCTA